CGATGCCCGCCCAGCCGTTGCCTAGATGCCAGTTATGCACCGTCTGCACCGACACATTCGCCGCCTGATGATGTAACACGATGCCATCCGTGCGGGTGCGTCTTGATGGGCTACTGCGGAATTGCAGTGTGGGGCTTGGGGTTTGGATTGTGTGGGTCATGTTGATTCCTCCTCTAATGTTACAAGCTCCGCTTGATCACCTACTTGCGTCCATCCGAACACACCCGGTTCCCAAGCGTTGCTGTCAACACTAGAAATCCAGCGCATTCCATTATGCGTTACCTGATCATTTTGCGCATAAGCATCATATACGCCTAATACTTTTACCCAAAGTGGCCATTCGCCACTGGGGTCACCAACCAATTCCCACATGGACGGAGTGGTGCTTGGACACGTGTGTTCGCCCGGCCCTACATCGCAAATTGAGCGGAACAAAACACCACCATTCTTCACAATAGACCCTGCTTCCCCGCTCCAGTTTTCATCCCAAATGCAAAACAAATCATGATTTTCCGTGATTGTTTGGTCGTCAATCATCTTGTTTTCGGCCATGATCACGAAAGTAAGTGCGCCCGTTTCGCGAGAACGTATTACATCCTGTCTCATTTCAAGCCCGCGCTGATTATCCGTCATCGTCTTTCTCCTCCGTAGTTTTGATTCCCATGAGGCCTAAAAGGAAGTTATTAATGTCAGGTTCTTCTGCAATTTCAGGGAGCAAGCGAACTAGGATAATTTCCCGCTCCCAATCTGCGAAGTACTCGAACGGGACATCCGGCGGCTCCGGCAAACGATCTGTTTGAAAATAACGGGTTACTTCCCATTCGTCCAGAATTTCATCGGCAAACCACGTTGCGCCGTCTCTTTCAATAACATACATTGCGTTAGACCTCCTTTACACTTTCCAGAACAAACAGGTCGTTATAATTCCACCTCAGGAAATTCCATGTTGTGCCGCTGTGGGATAGCGTCGAAAACCAGACTGTTCCGTTTTCTGTGTTGGACATCGAGTACCACCCACCAGCTGCATGGCCAAGAATGGTTGACCAGCCCGGAGTTGTAGTCATGCCTTGAAGCGGCGTCTGACCAGATGAATACATCAACATATGAGTGCGATTGTTGACTAAATCTATCAACGTCGATCCGTTCGGTCGAAATCTATCTATCAAATATTGCGCAGATTGTGGCACCACCGATGGGAAACTGATTGTGCTTGCCTGATTTGTAAAAACAAAAGAGTTGCCCGTATCAGTCACTCTAAATAATCTGCTATTGCCTGAGAAGAATAAGTCCGATGTTCCTCTTAAATGACCCTGATAATTAATATTCCCTGTGCCAAAAGTGTCTACATTATCTGCCAAGCAAGTAAGCGAGTGGGTGTTGAAATTGTAACGCCAAAAGCTTCTATTCTGGCTTCCATTCGATACTCTGCTTGACCAGACAACTTCTCTCGTTTGAGGATTCCAAAGGTGTATCAAGATGGCGGGCGTTGTCGGTGAAGCATAACCTGCCAGACCATGCGATGTCATGCTCCCTGTTTCAGCGTCGAAAATCATCATGCTCCATGTTTGGCCATTCACATTAAGCAAATGTCCAAATCCATTTTTGTATCCGATCCAGGTAGATGTTCCAGCTGGTGTTGAAATTGATCTCGAAGCGGGTGCGTGTATCGCATTTTGCTCGATGTCATACCCGCGGATATTTCGGGTGTTTCCCGATGCCCAAGATGTTCCATTGTTAATTATGTATGCTATCCCATTGCGGATGCCTAAAAACCGCGCCCCAGATTCTATCGCGCTCGCCGAGATATCTACACCGCGATTTTGTGTTGCGTTATAAACATGATAAGTGTTGGCTCCTGATCCGCGAAACAATAGTAACTCCGGGTGCGTTCCCGCAAATGTTTCGCCGAACCCACAAAAGGTAGATGCCGCTGTTGCGAACGTACCGGGCAAGTTATAAACCTCAAACCCTCTATGAAAGTCGTAAACACTCATAACAGAAGCAACACTTGCTGATCCAGTCCCAGAAATAAGGAAGCGTCCAGAGGGCGACAGCGCAATCGGAATTGCAGGAGGTGATACGATCCGTTCCACGAAAGTAGTGGGGATTGTGTAGATCAATGAATGTTCATTGTTAACGCCCCGCACTTTTCTACCGTTAACATTCAACGTCCCTCCGCTATTCTCTAAAACATTGCTCACACGCGCCGGGGACATAACCTTATCTGCCGCCACGCCATCCAACGCTTCTTGCTCTGTGGCAAAATCACTCATGGGAATACGTTCGTTAATCTGATTCAACAAGCTTCCCACAGTGTCGCCATCAAGGGTGGTCTGAATCCCTGCAAACCATTCTTCAAATTGTGCCGTAAACTGTGCTGTAAAGGACGACGCATCAATCTGATCCACCACCCCAGAAACAATGCCGCAAAGTTCCGCATTTAACCTGTGATCCGTTATGTTCGCTTGTGTGATTCCCACCACCCCAGCACCCACCATAACGTCCGCTAGTCCTAACTCATAAATGTCCGCATCGCGTTGCAACGATGGTGGGGCAGGTGCTAAATCGGGGATAGCACTTTTAAATTGTCCTGTGATGGTGCGTTCTGTCAAGTCCCATCGGAGTACGACGCGGTGAACATGCCCTAGAACGCCGTCCGCATTCGGTAAGCGCAGCACTAAATCACTATCGTTCGCATAAAAATAGCCGTTGATCCAAGCCTTGCCCGGTCGGACTATCACATTCATACCGTCGCCAGCAACCACTTGCAAGGTATCTGTTGGATCTGGAAAAACACCATTCCCAATAAACGAACCAAAGTACGATGTCCAGTCTTCTGCTCGATACCGTCGATCCCCACCGATTGAATTAAAAAAGCTTGATCGTTCCATGTTGTCACCCCTCAGTTTATAAGCATTCGAATTTTATCAATTAGCGCGGGTAAGCTTTCACCAAATGTGATTTCAAGCCCCACAGTGCCGCCTTGATAAACTTCCGTTATTTCCATAATACGAACATTGATCCGAACACCCCAACGGCGATTTTCACACGTTACAAGGTCGCCTAGGTCATAATCCTCTCTATAGTTCAAATTGGAGTGCGTGTTGATTTTGCTCGAAAATGCCAGTGTTTCCGCAAATCCTTCTAGCGCGGACAATCCACGCTGAAAAAGCATGTCATCATACTGCGCGGGCGTCATGGTGATTTCGCCTCCGTCTTCATCTCGAAATGTGCGGCGAATATCTGTTGCATTCACGAAAACTTCCCGACGCGCAAGCCCTGTGGCGGTACTCCCGACTTCCAAAATACGCCGTTCTATGTCTTGGCCGACTTCGCCACCAACGAATGCCGTTGAGCGCAAATTTTCAATGCTGTTTGTGAATTCCTGTTCCAAGATATTGTCGAACTCTTGCGAAAAGACACAAGGCGGGTTTGTTTTCTGATCTACGGTCAAGTCCCGCCCATCGTGGACGTGGAAAAAATACTGTTTCTCCCGTCGGTCAACAGAGATATAAAAACCTAAATTTGCAGACTTCGCCACCGTTTCACATGCAAGCAATGCATTCTTGAACGGTTCGGACGTGTATTCTACGCCTTCGCGCTGTATGCCCGATATGTCCGTATGCGTGATGTTATCTATGTGTCTGGCATGGTTTTCTGGATTTGTGACCGTTTCGGTCACAATTCGGCGTATGATATTTTGCGGCATGTCTGTGGTTATGATTTGTTGTAGCAGAATCCGCTTGCTGATCCAGTTTGTGAGGAAACGGCCTTGTGCTTCGATTTCCTCTACACCTTGTGCGTTTTGTCTGATATTTACATAGAGAATTTCGCCCGCTTCCTCGTCACCTTGCTTCATAATGAGGCGTCGCTTTTGCAGTAGAGCAACATGTTGTTTCGTGAATGGAACAAGCAACTTAAATTCACCAAAAGTCCCATAGCGGCGCGTCCAAATAAGTGCCGTGATTTTCTCTATGTCGTCAAGGCGATTCAAGTCCGCGTCGTATATGTGTATCACCATGCGTCACACCCCCAAAAAGAAATTGTTGTGCCGAATCGTGACTTCTAAATTGTCCGCATTTACGTCGGCCGCATAGCGAAAGAAATTGTCACCTACCTCCAATTGCAGATAAGTACTGTCAATATCTAGGAAACGGATTGCGCTTGTTTCATCTCTCTGCCGACGTAATATCACGCCTTTTTCGCCGTAGCCTGTAGTCACGGTCACAACGTCGCCCGCGATCATATGGAACGGCTGGGATATAGTCCCAAGTTTGACAAACTCGCCCGTGTTGATGTTTAGCAATGACGGACCGCTGAGTGCGCCCTGTGCGCGGAAGGCGATTTGCATACCTGCCCGAACATCACCACGGTTTATCACGTTCACGATCAACGACGGCTGCCGGAAACCGACTTCCCATGTGCCTTCTATCGGTATTTCTAGCCCGTTCGGGGTTGGGAATTCAAGACCGCCGATCCAAGCTGCTATATCCTGCTGGGTTTCTGATTCTTCTCGCCAAAATGGGTGTAAGCACGATAGCTGTATTGTGAATTGCTCTAGCACTGGCTGTCGTATAAAATCAAGTGCGCCGTCCACTTTGCAGCTGATAACGCGCCGGAAGCCCCCTAAATCGTATATAAGTTTTGCGTTGAATTGCGGGTTTAGAATCCGACTAAGTTCGCGGCGTAGCTTCTGAGTTTCTTCTTTGTTCCGTGCATTAATGCGGCCGATAATCTCAATATCTCGTGCCAGGATACGGTTTCCTAGATAAGTGTCACCATCTTGCCCGAAAGCATTGAAGCGGTAAATTTCGTTTTGAATATCCGACAGCCCCGCAACGTCTCTCATGTTGACGTGGTAGAGGGAGGCAGGGGAGAATGAAATTCGTTCCCCGCGCTCATTCACATAGGTAAGCGTTTCTTTTGCTCTCATTATGCGCCCACCTCCCGCGCAATTTGTTTAAATTTTTTTGCAGCCTCGCGCTGCTGGGCTGCGTAGTTCGTTTCTTGTGTGTAGATATTCTGCACGAAGTTGAACCCGCCACCGCTTATTGCACCACCGGGCTGTCGTAGATTGCTCGGCGATCCACGGGGCGGTTTTGGTGCGATAGATTGTGTAGCTTTTTCAATTTCTCGGCGCACGTCTCGAATTTCTTTCACAAACCCAACGCCAAGTCCGGCCGCCATTTGTTCGCCGATTTCTGCAAATACAAGCGAAGGTGAATTGATCCGCATTTCTTGTTGTACCGCCGATACAATCGCCCGCATCATATTGCGGACGTTGTTTTCAAGCCATCCACGCATGTTCTGGAAACCTTGCCATATTCCGCGCGTCATGTTTTCGCCAATCGCCACAAATTGGCTATGGAACCCTTCCATTGTCGATAATATGGCGTGGATTATCTGCGGCACTTTGCTTATGATTTCTGGTATGCCAGAAACTTTCCCGGCGGCAATCTGGCGGTTCAGGTCAATTCCGACATTTCGGAAACTTGCGTGTTCTGCGGTGTAGGCGATTATAATCGCCTGTGTAATTTGTGGCACTTTGCTCGTGATTTCTGGTATGCCAGAAACTTTCCCGGTAGCAATCTGGCGGTTAAGCTCCACCCCGGCGGCGCGGAATTGCTGGTGCGTTGCGGTATATGCAGTGATAACTGCTTGCACGATTTGCGGGACTTTTCCCGTGATTTCAGAGATTGCAGATATTTTTCCAGCTGCAATCTGACGGTTAAGCTCCATCCCGGCGGTGCGGAATTGTTGGTGCGTTGCGGTATATGCAGTGATAACTGCTTGCACGATTTGCGGGACTTTTCCCGTGATTTCAGAGATTGCAGATACCTTTCCAGCCGCAATCTGGCGGTTAAATTCTGCCCCTGCCGTGTGGAATTGTTTTTGTTCCGACGTGATAGCGATAATGATTGCGTGCGTGATCTGTGGGACAACGGCCGTTATTTCCGATATGCCCATTTCCATGCCTGTAGCAATCTGTATGATGATGTCTTTCCCGTGGGCGATAAGGGTTTCCGTTTCTGCCGTCAATCCGTTTACAATGCGCTCAACAACTGCGCTGACGGCATAATCCAATTTCGATATGTTGGATATGATCCCCTCGCCAACAGAGCGCACGGCTTCTTGCGCCGTCATTTCTCCGGCCTTGCCCATAGCCCCGGTCATTTTCTTTTCAACGTCCGATGCCTCTCGATCAAAGCCAACGCTAATTCCCTCAGCAAGATTGCCGCCGATTTCGGCGAAAACGGTTGATGGTGAGTTGATCCCGAAAAAAGAGCGTATGCCGCCCAGTATCCGGCCGCCTACGTCCCGCACTGCGTCCACAACCGCGCCCGCAGCGTTTAATATGCCTTGCTTTAATCCCATCATCAAATTCCAACCAGCTCCTAGTAATTCGGGGATAAGCTCTAAAAATGCACCCACAATTCCCGTTACGATCTGTGGGACAGCCTTAGCAATTTCGATTATGATTGTAGGTAGATTTTGGATCAACGCCATGAAGAGCATGACACCGCCCATGATAATTTGGTCGATGTTATCCACAATCGCATTCACTATAGCCATTATAATTTGGGGGATTGCTTGTACAATCGTGACTATGATTTCCGGCAACGCTTCAATGAGTGCTATAAAAAGATCAATGCCCGCTTGAATGATAATCGGCAAGCTTTCCATGAGAGCGGTTATAATGCCGTCTATGATCTGCGGAATTGCTTCAACGATTGCCGTTATGATCTCCGGCAACGCTTCCACTAATGCTACAAGAAGGTCAATGCCCGCATTGATCAGAAGCGGTATGCTTTCTAGAATTGCGGTGATAATTGCGTTTACAATGTTCGGAATTGCGTCAATGATTGCTGGAATTGCGTCAATTAATCCGATTGCAAGCCCCATGATAAGTTGTAATCCAGCGTCCACTAGCATCGGTATGTTGTCCATCAGGGTTTGTGTCATCTGTGTAATAACGTCAATAAGCACAGGAATTAGGGTGGGCAAAGCGGCCGTGATTCCCTGTGCAAGCCCGGCTATAATTTGTATCGCCCCATCCAAGAGTGCTGGTAGTGCAAGGATGATGCCTTCAACGAGCGACATAACGATATCCAAGGCAGCGTCAATCAGTAGTGGAATGTTACCCACAATGCCGTCCACAAGCGCGGTTATGACTTTCGGTGCAATTTCCGCGACTGTCTGTGCAACGTGATTAAAAAGCTCTAACACACGCGGGATTGCGTCTGTAATTCCGTTCACAACTTCATGTACACCAGCGGTGATCAGGTCTCCTGCTTCTGCGCACCCATTTATAAGCCCCGTCAGCCCGTCTGTTATCATTTCAAATCCGGGCAATAGCTCGATGCCGATTGAATTTTTTATCCCGCCAAAGCTCCGTTGTAGCGTATCCATGCTGTTTGAAAAACCTACGGCGGCATCTATGGCATCTTCGGACATCACCATACCTAAGTCGTGGGCGGCCTGTCGTAATCCTTCCATTTCTTCGGTTGTGTTGTTTAAAAGCGGGACTAAATCCATGCCGCCACGCTGCCCGAATATTTGCAAGGCAAGCGCGGTTTTTTCTGCACCTTCTTCCATGCCTTGAAACGCTGTAACAATTGCGTTCATTGCATCTTCTGGAGACTTCTGGCGCACTTCGTCGAAGTCAAGCCCTAGCCTTGAAATAGCCTGGCCTACTTTTCCACCATCGTCTCGAACATCACCCATTGCACCTTGCAAGCGGCGCATGCCGTAATTGAGATTGTAAAGAGAGGCCCCGTTTTGACTTAAAATGTAATCCCACTCTTGTATCGCATCTCTTGACATGCCCATTTTCACGGCCATATCATTCACGCTGTTTCCTGCGGTGGCAGCGTCCATTGCCATTCCATAAATGTATTTCCCCGCCGCCGCAGCCTTCACGCCAACGGCCGCCATCGCAACCCCTAATCCTTTCATAACACCGACAAAAACGTCGCCAGCATTTTCCCATGTTGCTTTGGATTCTTGAAGCTGCTCATCTATCTCAGCGATTTCGTTTTGCGTTTGTACTAATGCCGTTTTACTGGAAAGAAGTGCCTTTTCCATATCCATGTAAGCGTCACTTGCGGGGTCAATGCCATCTTCGCGCATAGCGGTCAAAGCCTTTTCGGCGGCTTCAACAGTCTTAGCGTTTTCATCAAGCTGCTTTGCCAAGAGTTCTTTCTTTCCCGATAACGCTTCTACATTATCCGAATTTTTAGCGTATTCCGCGTTCAATAACCCCATTTCCGCACCAAGCAAGTCCAGCGTTTTTGTTATTTTTTCTGAACTTTCCGAAAATTCCCGCTTTGCTTGCTCAGATGTGGAAAGTTTTTCTGTAATTCCGTCAATTTCGTTTTGCGTTTGTACTAATGCCGTTTTACCGATAAGAAGTGCCTTTTCCATATCCATGTAAGCGTCACTTGCGGGGTCAACGCCACCTTCGCGCATGGCGGTCAAAGCCTTTTCGGCAGCTTCAACGGTTTTAGCGTTTTCATCAAGCCGTCTCTCTAAAAGCTCTTTCTTTTTTGATAACGCTTCCACGCCATCTGCGTTTTTGGCATATTCTGCGGTCACTAGCCCCATCTCTGCGCCGAGTAAACTAAGGTTTTTTGTTATTTTTTCCGAACTTTCCGCAAATTCCCGCTTTGCCTTTTCGGATGTTGACAACTGGTCGTCAATCTCTCCAATCTGCCGTTTTGTCCCCGCCATTGTAGATTCATTCTCACGTAAAACCCGCTCCATGTCTTGAAACGCTTCATTGGAAGGCTCTACGCCAGCTTCACGCATTTTTTCGAGGGCATCACGGGCGGCATCGGCCGCTTTTGCCTGTTCGTTGAACTGCTGTTCAAGTAAGCCTTTTCGTTTCGTCAGGCCTTCGATGCTTTTGTCACCGCGTCCGAATTCATAGGTTACAGCTTTCATCTCACTGCCAAGCATTTTTAGACTTTTGTTGATTTCTTTCGTGGCTGCAACGTATTCCTTGTTTCCTTCGAACTCTAACCGTGTGCCAATGCGTCCGATTTTCGCCATAGCTATAACCCTCCTAACGCGCGATCTATGTTGTCCATGCTGTGTGATACTTCTGGTTTGAATCGTTCTGGGTGGAACTCCCGATGTATGCGGAAAAGGGTCACGATTTTATAGGGCGTCATACGCCATATATCCCGCTCCGGCCAACGAAGTATGGTTACGCCGATATATAGCAAGCGGGCGTAGTCTATTCTGCTGCGCCCGCCGCTCCGTTTCCCTCGTTGTCGTACTCTGTGTCACCGTCCGTGGTATCATATTCGTCCGTATCTTCTGGCGGCTCTGTCGTGCCTCTGTTCGCCATG